AGTTTGCGCGGAATTCGAATTTAAGAACGTAGATACGTTTTACATTCCAACGAATTACAACGTTTTACTCATTGACAGCGTCACGCTCTTCAGGCAGTATATTTGTATAACGCGGAAAGTGTACGGCGACGGTGTCGTCGTCGGGTTCGATCTCTTTTTCGAAATCGCGTTCCACTGAAAATCAAAAAAGGTCAGAGGTGCATGGCAGCGGCATCGAGTGCGCGGCGGGCGGTTTCGCGCGCCCGTGCAACGAAGACGCCTGTGGCGAATGACGGCAACTCCAATGCGAGCGACGGCGCAGCAACGACCAAGCGCGGAACTTCTAAATCCAGCAGCACGCTGAAAAAGACCGCGACGAAAACCAAAACCGCAGCGCGCGCCTCGGTCGACGCGGAAGCCGAAACGGTAATCGCGGTGGCATCTACGAAGACGTACGCCAAACCGCGCGCCGGTCCTTCAGCGAAAGCGAAATCGAAGCCCGTCGCCGCCAAGCCGCGCTCGCTCGTCCAGCGCGTCTACAACACCATCGATAGCGAGCTGACCAAGCTCGAGAAGCAAAAAGGTTTGACGTCTCAAGACCGCGAGCGTGCATCCCGCGCGCTGTCGCAGATGGTCAACGCTTTGGAGAAAGCCGTGGAGATGCAACGCGACATCACGAAGACGAAATCGTCGGGAGGCGACGCCAGGAACAAGGAAGCGCTCGCCCATGCGGAAGACCTGCGCCGCGAAATTGCGGACCGTCTTGAGCGCCTCAATCGCAAGCGGCCGGCTAGCCGAAGATCTGAATGAGCTCACCGAGGCAGAACTCGAATTCATCGCCTACGATTGGGAACTCTGGGCGCGGGACGATCAGCTAGCGCCATTATTGATTGCGCCCGGCGACTCCCCTTCGGGGAGGCGGCCGTCGGGCGCGGCCTTGCTGAACGGCTTTCGCGCAACATCAGAGGGGCTCGGCGGTACGACGGGCGCTTCCGGCCGGCTCGCGGAACGCGAGTCGGAAGCGCCAAGCAAAGACTGGCGCGTCTGGATGCTGCTCGGCGGCCGTGGTTCTGGAAAAACGCGGGCTGGCGCCGAGTGGGTTCGTAGTATTGCCCGTGGCGAAGACACGGAGCCGCCCGCGGCGGCCGGCTCCCCGCAGGGGAGTCGCCGCGGGCAAACAAAAACTCCGAGTCGCAGCGCGCAAATGAAAACACAGCCAGCGCGCATTGCGCTGGTGGGCAAGACGCTCGTCGACGTGCGCAACGTCATGGTCGAGGGCATGTCGGGTTTGCTCAGCGTTCACCCGCCCAACGAGCGGCCGTTATTCGAACCGTCGAAGCGGCGGCTGACATGGCCGAACGGCGCGATTGCGGAGCTCTTTTCGGCCGACGAGGCTGAAGGGCTTCGCGGTCCGCAGTTCTCGGCCGCGTGGTGCGATGAGCTTGCCAAGTGGCGCGGTGCGGAGAAGGCGTGGGACATGCTGCAGTTCGCTTTGCGTCTCGGCGAGACGCCGCAGGCTGTGGTGACGACGACGCCGCGTGCCACGGCGCTGCTGAAAAAGATTATCGCTGACGAGGCAACGGTGACCGTAAAGCTTGCAACCGCCGACAACGCCACGAACCTGGCGCCGACGTTCCTCGCAGAGATGACGCGGCGCTACGCCGGGTCGACGATCGGCCGGCAGGAGTTGCTCGGCGAAATCGTAGATGGGGCGGACGATGGTTTGTGGCGGCGGCATTGGATCGACGAGGCGCGCGTCGCGGGCGCGCCCGAGATGCAGCGCATCGTCGTGGCGCTCGATCCGCCGGTAACGGCGACGGCAACGTCGGACGCATGCGGGATCGTCGTCGCCGGGCTTGGGCTCGACAAACGCGCTTACGTTCTGGCGGATCGCACGATCCAGGGCCGTACACCGGAAGTGTGGGCGAAAGCGGCGCTTGCGGCCTACGACGATTTCGGCGCCGACCGTATGGTGGCGGAAGTCAACCAGGGCGGCGATCTGGTGATCTCCGTCCTGCAGCAGTTCCGCGAGCATTTGCCCGTCGTCAAAGTTAGGGCGACGCGGGGCAAATGGATCAGGGCCGAGCCGGTGGCGGCGCTCTACGCGGAAGGACGCGTCGTACACGTCGGACGCTTCACGGCGCTCGAGGATCAGATGTGCCTGTTCAGTGCCGATGGTTCGGTCGCGGGTCGCAGCCCCGATCGCGCCGACGCGCTCGTCTGGGCGATTACGGATTTACTGCTCTCCGGCGGCGGAACGCCATCAGTGCGGATGATCTAGCAATCGGCAAAGTTGTCATCCCGGCCGAAGCGTAGCGGAGAGCCGGGACCCAAGGCCACGACGCGCAGAGCGTCGTTGATGCGTCTTCGACAAATCTTGCGCTGGGTCCCGGATCGATCTCGGGCTTCGCCTCCGATCGTCCGGGATGACAACAGAGTTATTTGCGCCTCAACACGACTTCCTTTCCCCCGCGAAGAATGGGGACAGGGAACGCGCCTCTCAATTTCAAAGGACAGGTTCATGTCGCGAATTTCCGACGCGCTCGGGAAGATGATCTTGCGCGCGCGCATTACCGCGCTCGGCGGCCGGCTCCGCGAAGCGGAGTCGCCGAGCGCAAACAAGACTTCCGCGCTCGGCGGCCGGCTCCGCGAAGCGGAGTCGCCGAGCGCAAACAAAGAAGAGAAGGGCTCTGTGACGGGGCCATTGGTAGCGTATCAAAATCTTGGCGATCCGGTGTGGGCGCCGCGCGATTACGCGACCTTCGCGCGCGAAGGCTTCATGCAGAACGCCATCGTCTATCGCTCCGTGCGCATGATCGCGGAGGCCGCGGCCTCGATCCCGCTGCTGCTCTATAGCGGCACCGACGAAATAGAAGATCATCCGCTGCTCGATCTGATCCGCCGTCCGAGCCTCGATCACACCGGCACCGATTTCCTGGAATCCTGGTACGGCTTCCTGCTCGTCGCCGGTAATGCCTACGCGGAAGCGGTCGCCATCGACGGCGACGTGCGCGAGCTGCACATTCTGCGGCCCGACCGGATGAAAGTCATCCCGGGCCTCGATGGCTGGCCGGAAGGATATGAATACACCGCCTCGGGCCGTTCGGTTCGCTTCGTAAACGACGTGCTCGACGGCGTCCGTCCGATCCTGCAAGTGCGCCTCTTTCATCCGGCAAACGATCACTACGGCATGAGCCCCATCGAGGCGGCGGCGACCGCGATCGACATCCACAACACCGCGTCGGGTTGGAACAAGGCCCTACTCGACAATTCCGCGCGGCCCTCCGGCGCGCTCGTCTACGCCGCCGCGAACGGCCAGATGACCGACGATCAATTCACTCGGCTGAAGGGTGAACTCGAAACGAGCTTCCAAGGCGCACGAGCCGCGGGGCGTCCGCTGCTGCTCGAAGGCGGGCTCGACTGGAAGCCCTTATCGCTGACGCCGAAGGACATGGACTTCATTGAAGCAAAGAACGTCGCGGCGCGCGAGATCGCGCTCGCCATTGGCGTGCCGCCGATGCTGCTCGGCATCCCGGGAGACAATACGTATTCAAATTATCAGGAAGCGCAGCGAGTCTTCTGGCGACAGACGGTCCTGCCGCTGGTGAACAGGACAGCGCGGGCACTCTCCTCTTGGCTCGCTCCGGCGTTTGACACAGGGCCCGTGCCCCGCGGCCGGCTCGATTCTTCGATTGCGCCGAGCGACTCCGCTTCGCGGAGCCGGCCGCTCGTCGCGTTGGAACTCCGCCCGGACCTCGATCAGATCGAAGCCCTCTCGCCGGAACGCGATGCGCTGTGGAAACGCCTCGAAGGCGTGAAGTTCCTAACTGATGACGAAAAGAGGGCCGCCATCGGATACGGAAGCCTGTCCGAGGCGCCCGCTCGATAACGCTCGCGCACTCATTCCTCCCGTGCTTGGCGGCCGGCTCGCGGAACGCGAGTCGCCAAGCACAAATGAAAGATCCCTCATGACCGAACGATTTCTGATGCCCGCTTCGCTTTCAAGGAGAAGCCTGGCTTTGGCCCTCGACATGAAGTCGATAGAAGATGACGGCGTCTTCGAGGGCTACGCGAGTCTGTTCAATCGCGAAGATCTCGGCCACGACGTGATTGCGCCGGGTGCCTTCCGCGACAGCCTGCTGCAACGCGGCGCGGCGCGCATCAAGATGCTCTTTCAGCACGATCCGGCCGAGCCGATCGGAGTCTGGGAAGATATTCGCGAGGACGCACGTGGCCTTTACGTCAGAGGCCGGTTGATGACGGCGGTAGCGAAAGCGCGCGAAGTGTTGGCGCTGATGCGCGCCGGTGCACTCGATGGGCTGTCGATCGGTTTCAAGGCGGAGAAGGGGCGTCGCAATGCGGCGACCGGCGTGCGCCGTCTCGAGAAAGTCGATCTCTGGGAAATTTCGGTGGTCACGTTTCCGATGCTGCCGGGCGCGCGCGTCGAGAGTGTGAAGGCGCGGCCGTTCAAAGCTGCGGCGCCGACCGAACGTGAATTCGAGCGCTGGCTCACGCGGGATGCTGGGCTGACGCGGATGGAGGCCAGGGCGGTGTTCCGCTCGGGTTTCCACGGTCTCAAGGCTCTGCGGGACGCGGGCCGGACCTTTGACGACGATGCCGGGCTTGCCGTTCGCTTCAGAGCGGCGGCACGGCAGATTTCACCGGCAACGTAAGACAAGCCAACTCCGTAGTTGTCATCCCGGGCGAGCCATTTGGCGAGACCCGGGACCCAGGGCAACGAGAGTGTGCTCTGGGTCCCGGCTCTTCGCTGCGCTTCGGCCGGGATGACAACGTGAGTTGCCTGTCAACACCCTAAAACAGGACAACACCATGACCGACACGACTCCCCTCGAAACGAAAGGGGCGGGCGGGGAAACCGCGCGCGCTTTCGAAGAATTCCTCGAAGCATTCGACGCATTCAAGGAAACGAACGACGAGCGCCTCGCCGAAATCGAGCGTCGCGGCACCGCCGATGCGCTGACCGCCGAAAAGCTGGCGCACATCGAGGAAACGCTCGACAGCACCAAGCGGCTGGCCGATGGCCTGGCGCTCAAATCGGCGCGGCCACACCTCGGCCCAGGTGCAGCTGATCCTGCTTCACAACTTGCGCACAAGACGGCGTTCGACGGCTACGTCCGCCGCGGCGACGCGGGGCGCCTCGCTCGCATCGAGGAGAAAGCACTGTCAGCCGGCTCGGGCGCCGACGGCGGCTATCTCGTGCCGGCCGAAACGGAAGCGACGGTCAACCGCGCGTTGAAGGCCATCTCGCCGATGCGCGCCATCTCCGGTATTCGCCAGGTGTCTGGGTCGGTCTACAAGCGGCCGTTCGCGACGACTGGCGTCGGCACCGGCTGGACGGCGGAAACCACGTCGCGCACGCAGTCGGCGACGCCGACTCTCGCCGAATTGCAGTTCCCGACGATGGAACTTTACGCGATGCCGGCGGCCTCGCAAACGCTGCTCGACGATACGATCGTCAACATCGGCGAGTGGCTGGCCGAAGAAGTTCGCCTGGCTTTCGCCGAGCAGGAAGGCACGGCCTTCGTGTCGGGTGATGGCACCAACAAGCCGAAGGGGTTCCTCAGCTACACCGCCGTCGCCAACGGCTCGTGGACGTGGGGCAATGTCGGCTACATCGCAACCGGCGTTGACGGAGCTTTCCCGGCGACGAGCCCTAGCGATAAGCTGCTCGATCTCGTCTACGCGGCGAAGGCGCCATATCGCGCCAACGGCACGTTCGTGATGAACCGCTCGACGGTCTCGGCGGTGCGCAAACTGAAGGACGGCCAGGGCAACTATCTCTGGCAGCCGTCGAATGCACCGGGCGAAGCGCCGTCGCTGATGGGCTATCCCGTTGCCGAAAGCGAGGACATGCCGGACATCGACACGGATACGACGTCGATCGCGTTCGGTGACTTCTCGCGCGGTTACCTGATCGTCGATCGCGCCGGCATTCGCGTGCTGCGCGATCCCTACAGCGCCAAACCCCACGTGCTCTTTTACACGACGAAGCGCGTCGGCGGCGGCATTCAGGACTTCGACGCGATCAAGCTTCTGAAGTTCGCGGCTTAATCCGCTCACGCTGGCTGTTCCGCGCGACTGCGCGGGCCAGCTCCGCGAGGGGCGGCGCTTGCGCCGTCGCCCGGTCGGGCTCACGGCCGCTGGCCGAAGCAATGAATGAAGCTTCAAGTCCGCGCCGGGCGACGCTTGCACACTTGTCATCCCGGCCGAAGCGCAGCGGAGAGCCCGGGACACAGAAGGAATGTCGGTGCTCCGGTCCTGGGTCCTGGATCGCCGCTTTCGTGATGCGTCCGGGATGACAAGATGAACTAAGCCCGCGCCAGGCGGCCGGCTCGCAGAACGCGAGTCGCCCGGCGCGCCGCACGAATCGTCATCCTCGAACGGACGAGCCTGCGAGGCCGTTCGGGGATCCAGCGCGAGAAGTGCCGAAGGCCCAACATTGCGTCTTCGACGAGTTTTGCGCTGGATCCCTGGCCTTCGACGCGGCTTCGCCGCCCTCGGCCGAGGATGACGGTTTATTCCAAATTCCCGTGCGGGTCCCCCTCCCGCCCGCGCGGGATTAAGTGCGGGGCCATCGCAACGCGGTGGTCCCGCATTTTTGTTTGCGCTCGGCGACTCGCGTTCTGCGAGCCGGCCGCCGAGCGCACTCACCGTCGCGCAACTCGATCAACAAGGCCGCGCCTTGCGGCCGGCTCCGCGCAGCGGAGTCCCAAGGCGCAATCAATAAGGAATCCTCATGTCTCTCGTGATGACGACCCCGCCGGCGCTTGAGCCGGTGACCGTGGCCGAGGCCAAGGCGCATCTGCGCGTCGATGGCGACGCCGAGGATATCCTGATCGGCAGCCTCGTTCTGACGTCGCGGCTTCATATCGAGGCGGCGTTGGGGTTGGCCCTCATCACGCAATCTTGGACGCTGGCGCTCGACCGCTGGCCCCGTGGCAATCACATCGATCTTCCGATGACGCCGCTGCAGTCAGTTGATGACGTGCGCGTCGTGAACGGCGCCGGCATTGTAATGATCATCCCCGCGGAGAGCTATCTCGTCGATCTCGCATCGCGACCCGGACGCCTCGTCTGGAACAATACGATCCCGCCCATTCCGGGATTGCCCGCGAACGGCATAGAAATCGATTTCACCGCCGGCTTCGGCGCGACGGCCGACAGTGTTCCTGCGCCGTTGAAGCACGCCATCCTGATGCTAACGGCGCACTGGTACGAGCACCGCGACCCGGACGACATCGGCACCAGCGCGGCGCAAGTTCCAGCCGCCGTATCCGACCTCATCCAACCGTTTCGGACGATCCGGCTATGAAGGCGCCCGTCAAGGCCAGCGATCTGCGCCATCGCGCGACAATCGAAAGCGCGGCGCGGACGGGCGATGGCGCCGGTGGTGCGACGCTCGCTTGGCAGGCGGTCGCCGAAGTTTGGGCGGCGATCTGGTCCCGCGACGTGACCGAGGCGTTCACGCTCGACCGCATCGCAGGGAAGGCGACGCACGATGTCTGGATACGCTACCGGGCCGACGTGACGCCCGACATGCGCATTCGATTTGGAAGCCGCGTGTTCGACATTCTCGGAGCTATCGACGTCGAGGATCGCGGGCATTGGCTGAAGTGTCCGGTAGAGGAGCGCGACCTGTGATCGTCACAGCGAACATCAGCGGCGTCGCAGCCACGGCGCGCGATCGGGCGTCGGCACTGGTGGCCGATGCTCTGGCCAGGCGCGAGGCGGCGTTGCGCTCAGGCGCTGGCAGTTCAAACCGTGTTGCGCCGGACGCCGGCCGGCAAGTCGCATCCGATCCCTTACAGCCAAAGCGAGATAGATGATGTCGAGTTCAGGTTTCGCGCTTCAGCAGGCGATTTTCCAGAAACTTTCGAGCGATGCCGCGACGATTGCGGCGCTCGGCGGCACACGCATTTACGACGACGTACCGGCGCGCGCCGAGTTTCCTTTTCTGACGTTCGGGCAATCGACCGAGCGAGATTGGTCGACGGGAACGGACGCCGGACAGGAACATATCGTGACGCTGCACGTCTGGTCGCGCGGCCATGGTCGAAAGGAAGCGGAAACGGCGATCGCGGCCGCGCGCGAAGCCTTGCACGATCAGGCGCTCGATCTTGCCGGACATCGCCTGATCAATCTGCGGCACGAATTTTCCGAAGCCCGCCGCGACAGCGATGGCGAGACATTTCACGGCATCGCCCGCTTCCGCGCCGTGACGGAAGCCGAATAGCACGAACCTCACTACAGCCCGTGCCTGGCGGCCGGCTCCCCGGAGGGGAGTCGCCAGGTACCATTCAAAACGAAAGTTGCAAACATGGCAGCACAAAAAGGCAAAGACCTTCTCCTGAAGGTCGATACGACCGGCGCCGGTGTCTACGTGACGGTCGCCGGGCTCAGGGCTCGCGGCCTGTCGATCAGCGCCGAGACGGTCGAGATCACCAATACCGAGAGCGTCGGACAGTGGCGCGAACTGCTGACGGGTGCCGGCGTCAAGGCGGCGCGAGTCACGGGCTCGGGCGTCTTCAAGGACGGCGCATCGGATGAGACCATCCGCGACTACGCCTTCAACGGCACGATCAGACGCTGGCAAGTTGTCGTGCCGGACTTCGGCACGATCGAAGGGGCGTTCCAAATCACGGCACTCGATTTCAGCGGCCGCCACGACGCCGAGATGACGTTCGAAATTTCGCTTGAAAGCGCCGGTGAGCTGACGTTCACGGCGATCTGATCACACCCAATTCGGCATCCTCGATCAAGCGCAAGCGAAGATCGGAGATGACAAGTAAGGGCGCCGGCGGCCGGCTCCGCGTAGCGGAGTCGCCGGCGCCAAAGAAAAAACCGCCGGCTCGCGGAACGCGATTCGCCAAGCGCCAAACAAAGAGTTCTTTCATGGCCAATCAACACCGCGGCGAGATCGAAGCAAGGCTTGACGGCGTCACGCATCGGCTCGTGCTGACGCTCGGCGCGCTCGCCGACCTCGAGCACGCTTTCGGCGACGATGACATGCTGGCGCTCGCGACGCGGTTCGAGAAGGGGCGCCTGTCGGCGCGTGATTGCGTACGCGTCATCGCGGCAGGATTGCGCGGAGCCGGAGAAGCAATCACCGATGAGGCCGTCGCCGCCATGCAAGCCGAGGGCGGCGCCGCAGGTTACGTCGATATCGTCGCGCGCCTGCTCAACGCCACGTTCGGCGGCGAAGTCACATCGCAATCCTCGAGGACCGGCGGGGAGGGCGGTGCCGAAGCGCGCGTCCCTTTCGCTGGGGGCTCGTGATGGAGATCGGCCTTGGCGTGCTCAGCCTATCGCCGCTGGTCTTTTGGGCGATGACGCCGCGTGAACTTCAAGCGGCGCTGAGCGGGCGCTTCGGGCCGGGCGGCGGCAACGATCGGATATCGCGTTACGACCTCGATGCGTTGATGCGTCAGTTTCCTGACCACAAGGACGTCTAATGCCACAATACGACGATCAGCTCGAGACGTGGAACGTCAAGGTTACGGCCGACACCAGCGACCTCGAGGACAAGTTGCGCACGACGAGCCGCCTCGGCCGGCAGTTCTCGACCTCGCTCATCTCGGCGTTCGATGACATCGCGATCAAAGGCAAGAACGTCGGCGATGTTTTCAAATCGCTGGCGCTGACAGTCTCGCAAATGGCTTTGAAGTCGGCGCTGCAGCCGCTGACCACGGGCCTCGCCTCGGCGTTCCAAGGTTTGCTGACCGGCACGCTGCCGTTTGCGAAGGGCGGCGTCATTCAGCAGGGCACGCCGATGCCGTTTGCGAGCGGCGGTGTCATCGCAAGTCCGATCTCGTTTCCGCTTGCCGGCGGCGCGTCAGGTCTCGCCGGTGAAAAGGGGCCCGAAGCAATCATGCCGTTGACGCGCGGTTCCGACGGGCGTCTTGGCGTTGCAGCGGCGGGCGGCGGCGGACAGCACATCACGATCAATATCTCGACGCCCGATGCGCAAAGCTTCAGCCGCTCACAGACGCAAATCGCTGCGATGATCGCCCGCGCCGCCGCAGCGGGTCAGCGGAATCTATAGTCCGAGCAGGCCCGCCCTTCATCTTCACATTCAAACAGCGATCCAGGCATCATGTCATTTCACGACGTGCGATTTCCGACGGCGATTTCACGCAACGCCCAAGGCGGTCCGGAGCGACGCACCGATGTTGTCGTGCTCGGCTCGGGATTTGAAGAACGTAACAGCCGCTGGGCCGACAGCCGCCGCAGTTACAATGCCGGCTACGGCGCCAGGTCGCTCGACGATCTCTATCAGATCATCGCGTTCTTCGAAGAGCGGCGCGGACGGCTGCACGCGTTCCGCTGGCGAGATCCGATGGACTGGAAATCGTGCCCGCCGAATTCCGCGACGTCGCCACTCGATCAGGTGATCGGAACCGGCACCGGTACACGCGCGGCGTTCCAGCTGCAGAAGACGTACGGCAGCGCCTTCGCTCCCTGGACCCGGGACATCAAGAAGCCCGTTGCCGGCACGCTGAAAATCGCCGTCGCCGGCGTCGAGCAAACAGCCGGAACCGATTTTGCGGCCGACGCCTCGACTGGCATCGTGACGTTTCTTGCCGGGCACATACCTGCGAGCGGTCAAAGCGTGACGGCCGGCTTTGAGTTTGACGTGCCGGTGCGCTTCGACACGGACAAACTCGAGATCAATCTTTCGGGCTTCACGTCGGGAGCCATTCCGAACATTCCAATCGTGGAGGTCAGGCTATGAAGGCGCTGTCGCCGGATCTTGCGGCCCACCTGGCGTCGGGCGCGACGACGCTCTGCTGGTGCTGGCGCGTCGTGCGGCGCGACGGCGTTGTCCTCGGCTTCACCGACCACGACCGGGCACTGACCTTTGACGGCACAACTTATGAAGCGGCAAGCGGATTCACGGCGAGCGACATAACCGATGGACTTGGTCTCTCTGTCGACAACCTCGAGGTGACCGGCGCGCTCTCATCTGCAACGCTGACCGACGACGATTTGGCGGCCGGCCGCTACGATGATGCGCGCATCGAAATCTATCGCACCAATTGGGCTGATACGAGCCAGCGCGTACTGATGCGCTCGGGAAGCATCGGCGAGGTGCGCCGCACCGGTACGGGATTCACGGCCGAACTTCGCGGGCTCGCGCACTACCTGCAACAGCCCAAAGGGCGCTTGTTGCAGCTCACCTGCGATGCCGATCTCGGCGACGCGCGTTGCATGGTCGATTTGTCGTCTCCGGCCTTTCACGGTGAAGGCGCGATCACGGCCGCGCACTCGGCACGCCGGTTTACGGTCTCAGGGATCGACGGGTTCGAGAACGGACTTTTCTCGCGCGGACTTTTCTCATTCACGTCGGGTGCGTCGGCGGGCCTGAAAGTCGAGGTCAAATCGCATGCCAAGCTCGCGAGTTCCGTCACGATCGAATTGTGGGCCGAAGCGGAAGGGCCGGTCGCCGGCGACACGTTCGTCGTCACAGCTGGCTGCGACAAGCGCTTTGCGACATGCAAGGCGAGGTTCGCGAATACCATAAATTTTCGCGGCTTTCCGTCGATCCCGGGCAATCAGTTCTTAACGCAAGTCGGACGCAAGAGCTGACAATGCAGCAACGATTGACACGCGAAGCCATCGTCGCGGCGGCGCGGGCGTGGCTCGGCACGCCCTATCATCATCAAGCCAGCGCCAGGGGCATCGGCACCGATTGTCTTGGGCTTGTGCGCGGCGTCTGGCGGGACCTCTATGGATCGGATGCCGAAACCCCTCCCGCGTATAGCCGCGACTGGGCCGAGGCGGGCGGTCGCGAGACGATGCTGGAGGCCGCTTCCCGGCATCTTGAACCGATCAAAATCTCTGCGATCGACGTTGGCGACGTCATCGTCTTTCGCTTGCGCAGTGGTGTTGTCGCGAAGCACTCGGCAATCGTCTCGGGCCCATCGACGATGATCCACGCAATGGAAGGCGCGCCGGTCAGCGAGGTTGCGCTTTCGCATTGGTGGCGGCGGCGCATTGCCGGCGCGTTCCGGTTTCCTGATTTGTCCGAAGGTAATTGAAGCATGGCGACACTTGCTCTCGCTGCGGTCGGGGCTGCAGTCGGCGGCAGTTTGCTGCCTGCCGGTGTCGGCTTCCTCGGCGCAACGCTGTCGGGCGCCGCGATCGGTTCGCAGATCGGCGCGTTTACCGGCGCCTACGTCGACAACGCGCTGTTCGGCGCCTCGGGGCAGAGCCGCGCCGTCGAAGGTCCGCGACTGAGCGACCTCAGAGTCACGGCGTCGACCGAAGGCTCACCGCTGCCGCGCATCTATGGCCGGGCGCGCGTCGGCGGTCAGGTGATCTGGGCAACGGATTTCGAAGAAGAGATCGTCAAGACGACGGAATCGGCCGGCGGCGGAAAAGGCAGCTCGGGCGGCGACACGTCGATCAGGCAATACCGCTACTACGCGAACTTTGCGGTCGCACTCGGCGAGGGCGTGGTGACGCGCGTCGGGCGCATCTGGGCCGACGAGCAAGAAATCGATCTGTCGCGCATCACGTTCCGGCTGCACGCCGGCACCGAAACCGATAGCGTCGATAGCCTGATCGCGGCGCGCGAAGGTGCTGACAACGCTCCCGCCTATCGCGGCGTCGCCTACATCGTGTTCGAGCGGCTGCCGCTCGCCGATTACGGCAATCGCATTCCGCAACTGTCGTTCGAGGTCTTCCGCAGCGTATCGGACGCGGGCCAGGACGTCCGCGGCGTCGTGCTGATCCCCGGAGCCGGCGAGTTCGTCTACGCGACGGAGCCTGTGCATCAGACGTTCGGCGACGGCGTCTCGCAATCGGAGAATGTCCATCAGTTGCTCGGGGCGACCGACTGGCAGGTCGCCATCGATCAGCTCGAGGCGGCGCTGCCAAACGCCAAATCCGTATCGCTGATCGTCAGCTGGTTCGGAACGGATCTGCGTGCAGGTGCATGCAAATTGAAACCCGGCGTCGAGACGCGCGATAAATCAACGGGCCCGCTGCAGTGGTCAGTTGCCGGCGTGACGCGCGACAGCGCCTACGTGATCAGCACGCGCGACGGCAACGCGGCTTACGGTGGCACGCCGTCGGATCAGACGGTCGTCGCCGCGATCCGCGATTTGAAGGCGCGTGATATCAACGTGACGCTGACGCCGTTCATTCTGATGGATGTCGCCGAAGGCAATACGCTAGCCAATCCCTACGGCGGAACGGTTCAGCCCGCGTATCCCTGGCGGGGCCGCATCACCTGTCATCCGGCGCCCGGTGAGGCGGGCACGCCGGACAAGACGACGCCGGCCGCTGCGCAAATCGCAGAGTTTGTCGGCACGGCATCGCCCGCAAACTTCTCATTGGCCGGCGATACGGTCCGCTATTCCGGCCCGGACGAATGGTCGTTCCGGCGCATGGTCTTGCACCAGGCGTACCTGGCCAAAGCCGCGGGCGGTGTCGATGCATTCGTCATCGGCACGGAATTGCGCGGGCTGACGCAGGTCCGCTCGACCGCCGACGCTTATCCGTTCGTCGCAGCGCTGATCGCCCTTGCCGCTGACGTGAAATCCGTACTCGGCCCCTCGACAAAGGTGCTCTACGCCGCCGACTGGTCGGAATACTTCGGGCATCAGCCCGCCGACGGCTCGGGCGACGTTTATTTTCATCTCGATCCGCTCTGGTCGTCGGCTGACATCGACGCGATCGGGCTCGACGTCTATTGGCCGCTCGCCGATTGGCGCGATGGCCGCGATCATCTCGATGCGCTCGCCGGGGCGTCGTCGACCTACGACCCGTCGTATCTCAAAGCGAACGTCCAGGGCGGCGAAGGTTACGACTGGTATTATGCCTCGAGCGCCGACCGCGACGCCCAGGTTCGAACGCCGATCACCGACGGCAGCGGCAAGCCGTGGGTGTTTCGCTATAAGGACATTCTCGCCTGGTGGTCGAACGAGCATTTCAATCGGCCCGGCAGCATCGAGAGTGCGTCCCCGACGTCGTGGGTACCGCAGTCGAAGCCATTCTGGATCATGGAGACTGGTTGCCCCGCGGTCGACAAGGGCGCGAACAAGCCGAACGTTTTCGTCGATCCAAAGAGCTCCGAATCGACGCTGCCCTATTACTCGCGCGGCATCCGCGATGATCTGATTCAGGCACGCTGTCTCAAGGCGTTCCGCGACGCTTTCGACTGGACAAAGAGCGGCTATGTGGAAGGGCTCAATCCGCTCTCGGCGATTACCGGTGAGCGGATGGTCGACCTCGATCACATCCACTTCTACTGCTGGGATGCTCGACCCTATCCGGCATTTCCTTACGCGACATCCTACTGGAGCGACGGCGACAACTGGGCACTCGGCCACTGGCTCAATGGCCGGCTCGGCAGCGCCTCGCTCGATGACCTCGTATCGCAAATCCTGATAGATCAAGACTTCACCGACTTCGATGCCTCGGCGTTGACAGGAACGGTGCCCGGTTACGTGATCGACCGGACGATGTCGGCGCGCGATGCGATGCAACCGCTCGAACTCGCGTACTTTTTCGACAGCATCGAAAGCAGCGGCAGAATAGTTTTCCGGCACCGCGGCCACGCCGCACCGGCCATGACACTGACGACCGATAACTTGGTCGAGGAGCGGCCGGACGACGCTCTCTACGAGTTGACGCGCGGCCAGGAAACGGAACTGCCGGCATCCGCGAAGGTGCGCTACATTTCGAGCGCCGACGTCTATCAGCAGGCCGTCGCCGAGGCGCGTCGCCTGACAGGCGCCAGCGGCCGTGTCGCGGAAGCCAACCTGCCGATCGTCCTCGACGACAATCTGGCGGGCGCGATGGCAGAGAGCTGGCTCTACGAAACGTGGGCGGCGCGCGAGTCCGCCAAATTCAAGTTGCCGCCATCAACACTGGCACTCGAGCCGGGCGATGTCGTTGAGGTCGAGATGGCCGGGCGCAACAGGCTTCTGCGGCTGACGGATGTTTCCGAGCACGGCGTTCGCGATATCGAAGCGCTGAGTATCGATCCCGACGTTTACGATCAGATCGATGCGCCGTCGCGGCCCGCGCCGCAGCCTGCGCACGTGCAAATCGGTCCGCCTGCGGTGGCGCTGATGGACCTGCCGCTGTGGAACGCGTCGGCCGCGCCAGAGTCCGGATACGTCGCGGCGATGCAAAAGCCGTGGCCCGGCAGCGTCGCGCTTTATGTTTCGCCGCAAACGACCGGGTATCAGTTGAAGGCCATCGCCGGCGTACCCGCAACGCTTGGGGTCACGCTCGATCCGCTGACGGCGGGTCCTGAGGGCCGCATCGATCGAAAGGCGCGATTTCGCGTGCGTGTGACGAACGGAACGCTCGTCTCAGCCGACCTCGTGACGATGCTCGGCGGCGCTAATCTCGCGGCCATCCGCAATGCCAACGGTGATTGGGAGATTGTTCAGTTCCTGACGGCGACGCTCGTCGATGTGCAGACGTACGAGATCAGCGGTCTTCTACGCGGCCAGCTCGGAACCGAAGCGGCGATCGCCGATCCGCTCGCCGCGGGTGCCCAGTTCGTACTGCTTGACGGCGCCGTGGCGCGCGTTCCGATGCAAGGCAGCGAACTCAAGCTGCCGTTCAATTGGCGTTACGGTCCCGGCAATCGCGGCATCGGCGATGCGTCCTACGTCACCGTACCGTTCACATATCAGGGTCTCGGATTGCGGCCGCTTTCTCCTGTCCACGTCAATGGCGTTCGCGTTTCCGGTGATCTCAGCATCTCGTGGATACGCCGCACACGTACGGGCGGTGACAACTGGGAAGTGGCCGACGTTCCACTTGGAGAAGAGAGAGAGACATATGAAGTCGATATTCTCGACAGTGATGATGTCAAACGCACGATCGCCACTTCAACGCCGGCGGTTCTCTACACCAGCGCCCAGCAGATCGCCGACTTCGGCGGCGTCCAATCGGCCGTTTCGATTCGTGTCTATCAAACGAATGTAGCGTTTGGCCGGGGCTCAGCACGCGCGGCCGTGATCTAGGACGTCGCCCTGGATGGCCGGGTCAAGCCGGCCATTGAGTGTTGAGCAAAATCCGGCTCCGAAGTTTGCAACATGAAAGTGAAACATGGACCAACCAGCGTGGCTTGAGGCCGCGTGGGCCGAATTCGGCGTGCGCGAAATTCCGGGCAAGGCGGACACCGCTGAGATACTGCGCTATTTCCGTGACGCCGGCGATACCAGTGCCGCAAGCGAAGCGACGCCGTGGTGCGCGGCGTTCATGGGCGCGATGCTGAAGCGTTCTGGACATGCCGGCACGGGGTCGCTGCTGGCGCGATCCTATCTCGATTGGGGCGACTCTCTCGAAACGCCGCGCATCGGCGCCGTGACCGTGCTGGCGCGCGGCGACGATCCTAATGCCGGCCACGTCGCGTTTTATCTCGGCGAGACCGCGGACAAGCTGTTTCTGCTCGGCGGCAATCAGGGCGATGCAGTCACGGTCGCCGCCTACGACAAGGCCCGGTTACTCGGGCTTCGCTGGCCACGGGAAGAAGCCGAGGCCGACTCCGACGGCGATGACACGATTTTCCTCAAGGCCCTCGCCCACGTCCTCGAAATGGAGGGTGGTTTTTCGAATGACGCTTACGATCCGGGCGGGCCGACCAACCGCGGCATCACGCTCGACACCTACGCGGCCTTCAAGGGTGAAACGATCGGCGCGGAAACGCGCCCTCGGCTGATTTCGGAACTGAAGTCAATTCCCGATGACACCGTGCGGGCGATCTACCGGCAGCGCTACTTCAAGCCGTCGATGTGCACGGCGTTCACGGCACCGTTGGCGCTGATGCATTTCGATGCCGCCGTCAATCACGGCGTCAGCGCCGCAATCCAAATGCTTCAGGGCGTGGCGCGCGTGACCGTCGATGGCGAGATCGGCCCGGAGACACTTTCGGCAATCGGATCGCGCAGCGTCGTCGATCTCATCGACGATTACGCCGAGGTGCGCCGCAGCAGGTATCGCGCGCTTCCGCACTTCTGGCGCTTCGGCCGCGGCTGGCTGAAACGCGTCGATGCAACTTTGGTGCTCGGCCGAGCGTGGGCCGGCGCCGAGGCTACGAACCGCGGGCTGCTGGAGCCGGCGCAAATCGCAAAAGGAGAACTCGAAATGGACAATGGAACGACAGGCGCGACGGCAACCGATGACAGCAGCAAGTGGTGGGCACACTCAAAAACGATGTGGGGCACGATAATTACGGCTGCCGCAACCGTCATTCCCGTGCTCGGACCGGCCCTGGGCATCACGCTGCCGGCAGACGTCATCACGACCTTCGGCGACCAGGCATTGACGGCGGTTCAGGCGCTCACGGGGCTATTCGGCACGGTGCTTGCCATTTACGGCCGGCTCAATGCGGCGAGCCCGCTAACTCTGCGCAAGGGTTAACGCGCATGGTCGATTTGGCGCCTGGCGGCGGCCGTTCCCCGTATTCATTCCTGGTTCAACACGGTATCGTTAGCTTCGCCAAACCTCTGAAAGAAAGCGGATGGCCGGATTGGGTATAACGGCTGTGATTTCGGCTGCGGCAATGGTTTTGCTGCAAGGGCCGGCCATTGCCGACGACTGCCTCAATGATTGGGGGCTGGCGGGCCAGATCGTACGGCAAGAAAAACTTATAACCGTCGAAGAAGTCGCCAAATCGCTGACCGCGGACGGGGTCGGACAGCTCGTCAAGACGACGCTCTGCCGGTCCGCCGAGGGTTATTTTTACCGCATCGTCATCCGCAGCCCGACGGGACAGCTCAAGAGTAGCGTTATGTCTGCCAGGAGCCGGTAAGCGGTACCCTGAACTTACTTCCGTCACGGGGTCCTCTAATAACCGGCGAACGAGGCATCTGGGGAAGAGGGGTCAGACGTGCGCGCGCTCGTCGTCGAGGACGATAAAGACTTGAACCGTCAGCTGGTAGGAGCCCTGGCGGATGCCGGCTTCGCCGTTGATGCGGCGGCGGACGGCGAAGAGGGCTATTTCCTCGGAGACACGGAGCCCTATGATGTCGTGATCCTCGATATCGGCCTGCCGAAAATGGATGGCATCTCGATCCTCGAACAGTGGCGGCGCAGCGATCGCAAGATGCCGGTCATCTTGCTGACCGCGCGCGATCGTTGGAGTGACAAGGTAACCGGCATGGACGCCGGCGCCGACGACTATCTCGCCAAGCCCTTCCACATGGAAGAGCTGCTGGCCCGCGTGCGCGCCCAGGTGCGCCGCGCCTCCGGTCATGTCAAATCCGAGATCGAATGCGGGCCGCTGCGGCTCGACACGAAGTCGGCGCGCGTGACGTGCGAAGGTCTGCCGGTGAAGCTGACGTCACATGAGTTCCGGCTGCTGGCCTACCTGATGCACCACAACGGCCGCGTCGTGTCGCGCACCGAACTTGTTGAGCACCTCTACGACCAGGATTTCGATCGCGACTCGAACACGATCGAAGTCTTCATTGGTCGATTGCGTAAAAAAATTCCCGGCGATGTGATACAGACGGTCCGCGGCCTCGGCTATCGCATGAGCCACGGACCCGATGAGGCTTAACTCACTTGCGCTGCGTCTCTTCGCGACTTCGGCGGCATGGACGCTTCTCGTCCTGCCGCTTGCGGGTTACATCATCTATTCTCTGTACCGTGAAGACGTCCAACTGAGCTTCGATGCGCAGTTGAAGAAGCTGTTGACGCAGATCACCATCGACAGCATGAGCACCACCGGCGACACACCGGTCATGCCGCCCAATCTCTACGAGCCGCTGTTCGAAGTTACACAGTCCGGCTGGTATTGGCAGATCCGCCCGATCGATGGGGCTCCTGGACGCACACTTGTTTCGCCGTCTCTTGCGACGGCTGTCCTTCCGTCTCCCTACGATCGCAAGTTTCCGACCGACGATACCGGCACACGCTGGATGAACGTGCCGGGACCGACCGGCACGACGATCCGCATTCTCGAGTTTATCGATTCACCCGGTCACGATCCGGCGAATACGAAATATTCGATCATTGTCGCGGGACCGCTCGACTGGTTCGAGGAGACGATTGCAAGATTTCGCACGCGACTGACCACTGCGTTGGCGCTTGTCGGCCTCGGACTGTTGGGCGTCACGGTGTTCCAGGTGCGGTTTGGCCTCTTGCCGTTGCACCGCATCGAGCGCGGTCTTGCAAGTATTCGCTC